TTCTATGGGACAAATGGATGGATTCATTTACGCGTATGGATACAGCCGTACAAGCAGATGTCTGGAATGCAAACCCCAGTGGATTGTGCAAGAATCACTGTGCAGTTACTCAATGTGTACATAACGGGAGAAATTAATGCCATATGTAAATAAACCACGACCTTATAAAAAAGAGTACCAACAACAGTTAAAACGTAACGAACACGAAGGTAGGATGGAACGGCAACGTGCCAGACGCGCCTATGACAAGAAGGGTATTAACCGTAAGGGTAAAGACATAAGTCATGCCAAACCAATTAGTAAGGGCGGTAAGAATAAAGACGGGTTGAGACTCGCCTCACGTAGTAAGAACCGCGCTGGGGGTGGGCGTATATCAAGACCCCCCGTTACCTAAAAGTGCGACCAATCTACGAAACAAAAGAAGATAAACATAATGAGGCAGTAGTCGCAAAATATATAACAGAAAAATACGGGGGTACTTACGTACCTTCAGAGGGGTTAGCTCCTTTTGACGGGACATTATTAACTCACGGTCGTCCAAGAGCCTTAGTAGAAATAAAGGTACGTACTAACACAAGTAGCACATATGCTACTTACATGATAGGCGCAGCTAAAGTTGATGCCGTTATAACTACAGCAAAAGAACAGGGGCTTATCCCGTTTTTAATCGTTAAATTTACTGATGGTATTTTTATTACCAAACTTGTTGGAGATTTCAAACGTGGTTTGGGTGGGCGTTATGATCGGGGAGACACGCAAGATATAGAAGAGTGTATGTACATACCTATGAGTAAATTTAAAAAATTGTAAACGCAGACTAAGAGAAAGAGTATGCAAATTGTAAGAGACAGAGCCGTAATACTAAATTTACGTGACCCGCAAAAAGTAACAAACCTCATACCAAAGAGTAAGAAGTTATATAACAATAAAGTACTGGTTAACTGGGGGCTTGATGAGGCACATGTACTAAACAACCTGTCCATAAAAGTCCCTTCCCCTATCCAATCCCAATACGAATGGGCAGGGCAACACGAACCATTTGAACATCAAAAAGATACAGCGGCCTTTCTTACTTTGAATAAACGGGCTTTCTGTTTCAACGAGCAGGGTACAGGTAAAACCGCATCTGCTATATGGGCTAGTGATTATCTATTAGACCAAGGGTATATCAACCGAGTGCTAGTGATCTGCCCACTATCTATTATGGATAGCGCATGGCGATCTGATCTATTTACTTTTGCTATGCATCGGACAGTCGATATAGCCTATGGCTCCGCAGCTAAACGCAAAAAAATAATTGAGCAAGGTGCGGAGTACGTCATCATTAATTATGACGGCGTAGAGATTGTTGCTGATGAGATAGCTAAAGGTGGGTTTGATTTAATCATCGCAGACGAAGCCACCCATTATAAGAACGCACAGACCAGACGTTGGAAAGTGCTTAACCATCTACTTACCCCTAAGACTTGGGTGTGGATGATGACAGGTACGCCAGCAGCACAATCACCCCTAGATGCATATGGACTTGCCAAGATTATAAACCCCAACGCAGTACCTAGGTTTTTTAGTTCTTTCCGTGATCAAGTGATGGTTAAGATTACGCAGTTTAAGTGGATACCGAAAGACTCTGCGGTGGATGTTGTGTTTAATGCGCTACAACCCGCTATAAGATTTACCAAAGAAGAGTGCCTAGATCTGCCTGAGATGGTGTATGTCAAACGAGAAGTTGAAATGACCCGCCAGCAGAAGAAGTACTACCAGCAACTGAAAGAAAAGATGGTGGTGCAAGCCGCAGGGGAACAGATTACGGCCCCCAATGCTGCCGTAAATATGAACAAACTGTTACAGATATCTTGTGGAGCTATCTATACTGATGATGGAGCGACTTTAGAGTTTGACATTAAGCATAGATATAAAGTCCTGAAAGAGGTAATCAACGAATCGAGCAAGAAGGTGCTTGTGTTTGTACCATTTAAAAATGCTATTGATCTTCTTGTTGACCGCCTTACCAAGGATAAGATAACAGCCGAAGTAATAAGAGGGGATGTTTCGGCACCTAAGCGTACAGATATATTTAAGCGTTTCCAAACAATGGATAATCCCCAAGTCCTTGTGGTGCAACCTCAAGCAGCGGCTCACGGAGTTACCCTCACAGCAGCAAACACAGTTGTCTGGTGGGGACCAACAAGTAGCCTAGAAACGTACTCACAGGCGAATGCACGGGTACATAGGTCAGGTCAGGACCATAAGTGCACAGTTGTACAGCTACAAAGCTCGGCTGTAGAGAAACGTATATACTCACTACTAGATAATAGAATTAACATACACGCAAAAATAGTTGATTTATACAAAGATTTACTTGACTAGACCATGATTAACAACTAAAGTCTAGTTTCCCCGATTTTCGGGTGCGAGGAGAAAAAATGAGTGACACAGAAATGAGCCTACCACGGCTTGTTAAGGCATACCGCGCCCTACGCGATAAACGTAGTGAATTAAAAGTCGCTTTTGAAGGCCAAGATAAGATACTTGCTGGGAAACAGGACAAGATACAAACGGTTTTATTGCAACACTGCAATGATAACGGCGTAACTTCTGTTAAGACTGATGAGGGCACTTTTTTCCGTAAGAAGAAAGTCAATTATTGGTGCAGCGATTGGGACAACTTTTATAAATGGGTTGTCGAGAAAAACATACCTGAAATCTTACAGAAGCGGATTAGTCAAAAAAATCTGAAGGAATACCTCGGAGATCACGACGACATCCCTATTGGTCTGCAATCCGACGCGGTATATACAATTACTGTACAAAAACCGCGAGGGCAAAAATGAGCCAAGAGTACGTAAAAATAGGTGATGTAGCTGATGAATTCTCGGTCAGCGTGTCTACAATCAGAAAGTGGATAAGGGAAGATAAGATACCCAGACACACTTATATAAAAGCTGGTAGAACTTACCGATTCAACATTGATGAAGTAACCAAAGCTCTACAAGGAGCTACAGGGGATACGTATAGATGGCAAGATGATCTTGCCACACCTAACGATACCTCTAGTAACAGTGGCATCGCTGCGCTTGAAGAACTCGACGAAGATTTCTAATGCGTAAGGTGAGCATCAAGAATAAAGTTTTTAACTTTAATGGCGAAGAGCATAAAAATGCTATTACAATAGTAATCGTTAACGCGGCTACTGTACAACGCGCCCATTATTCAGGAACTTTTAACCCAAGCACACCTCAAGCTCCCGTATGTTGGTCATCCAACACCCAATATCCTGATTCGGATGTATCAGACATACAAGCAAAACGATGTATGGACTGCCGCCACAATATACGTGGCGGTGCGTCTGATGGCGGTAGAAGTTGTAAATTTTTTCAAAGGTTAGCGATAGCGTTCCCCGATAATTTAGAAAAGATCTACCAACTACATGTGCCCGCAAATAGTATTTTTGGTAAGGGTACAAATAACCTTATGCCTCTACAAGAATACGCCCGGTTTTTACACCGACACAATACTATCTCAACTAGTATATATACAAAGGTATGTTTCGATGAGCATAGTATTGTGCCCAAGCTATTTTTTACACCCAAGAAATCCTTGAGTACATCGGAAGTAGCGGTTGTTGAAAGTATGGTTAGCCATCCTGATGCAACAAAAGCAATAGCATTAGATTTTGCTATTGCACAACAGAACTTCTCTCCGTTCGAGAAAACAGAGGGATACACAATAACTGCCTGACATGGAGAATGACGGCATGCAATATTTAATAAGTGGGGTAGAAGCACTCTACCCTAAACTTGACCAACCGTATAAATGGTCGCAACAAGAAAACCGAAGCGTACCCTGCGAATGGAACGCTGAAAACGCGGAGCGTTCAATGGTACTGAGAGTGCCTTACGAGACAGCGTTACCGCTTCGCAAGGCTATGGCAAAAGCCTACAACGAGGAAAAAGAACCAAAGTGGCCTAAGTTTGAAGATAACTTTACGCTTATAGAAGGTAGCATTAAGGGTAAGGACGCTGTATTTGAGGTAAGAACCAAATTGAAGTGTTATGACGCTAACACAAAAGTGCGTCAATTTGATGCAGACAATAATGTGTTAGCTGCTGATTTCCAGTTAACTTCTAACAGTATTGTTAATGTACAAGTAACATTAGTACCTTACTGCCTACCCCCACGTAACGGTACTAGTCTACGCCTAGGTGCTGTACAGGTAACCTATCTGGCACCTATGAAGCAAGCAGCTTCTCCCTTTGAGAAGACTGAAGGGTACACGGCGGCAGATGCAAGCCCTTTTACAGAAGAAGCTACCTCTGAAGAGGTAGAGGAAGTGGAAGAAGGGTGGGATGAAGAAGCGGTAGAGGTAAAAGAACCTAAGAAAGCCGCTAGTAAAAAAGCTACGCCTGAAATTGGTGGCGACGAGGACGATGATCTTGACGCTATCATTAACGAGTGGGGTGATGATTAATCACTCCTAAAGTTCGCTGCGGTTAGAGAGGCTCCTTTAACCTTACCTTTGCACTGGTGACGAAGGTAAGACCACCTACTCTCTAGCCGCAGCACTTCATTTCAGGTGTACTATGGAAACCAATACTTTATTAAAAGCGGTATTGGGGGACACAGGGTATTACTGTCTCTTTGCCGCAAACGCATCTCAAGATAAACGGGTTCAAAAGTTTTACAGTGACTTAAATTTACTTCAAGCTGAAGCTATAAAATTAGATACTAAGGGCTACGATGTTTATTTCGCCCTAGCTACCTTCAAGGAAGAAGGTTCAAGGAAAGCAATCAACGCTCAATATATGCGTAGTTTCTTCCTTGATATTGATTGTGGTATCAGTAAAGACTACCCAACCAAATATGAAGCAATATCCGCACTACAAAGGTTTTGTGTAGAACTTGAATTACCTTCCCCAATCGTTGTCGATTCTGGTAGAGGTATACACGTATACTGGCCTTTATCTGAAAACATTATTGTTGATGATTGGGTGGTCGTAGCAGAGAAACTAAAAAAACTCTGTGCTAAACATAATTTTTTTGCCGACCCTGCTGTAACTTCTGATGTAGCCAGAGTGCTACGTGTACCTCTGACACATAACTATAAGACAGATCCTCCCGCTAAAGTCACACCGCTTGGCAATATAACTATCAAAGAAAATAACTTTGATGAGTTTGCTAGATTGTTGTGTACAGAGTTTGTGCCAGTACCTACCACTCCCGCACGTACCAACAAGGGTACAAATGCAGTCATGGATGCGCTACT